ATGAACGCTATCCCTTCTTATTATTCGTTTGGTTTTTCAGGCACCGTAGACTGGCGCATGGAAGACCCGGTTCGCTATGCTAGAATTATGAGTATGACCGGAAAACAGCTAGTGCATGTATCTTCAGAGTATTTGGTTTCTCGCGGCATCTTAGCTAAACCTAATATTAACATGCTTTATTACGACTGCAAGATGCCAAAGACGGATTACCCGACAGAGTACGACATTGTGATCGTTAAAAGCAAGCTGCTCAATGAGCAGATAGTACCAGCCATTGTCAAGAAACACGAAAAAGATAAAATTCTTATTTTGGTTAATCGAATAGAGCATGGTAAATACTTGTCTGATTTGCTCAACTATAAGTTTGTGTCTGGAAGCGATTCGGCGGCTACAAGAGAACAAACGCTTGATGATTTCAAGAAAGGTGTTATCACAAAGCTAATTGCGTCAAAGATTTTCAAACAAGGGATTGACATTCCTGACGTAGAAGTTATAATGACGTTAGGCTCTGACGACTCATACAAGGCGGTTTTCCAGAAGCTAGGTCGCGGACTTCGTAAAGCAGATGGAAAAGACGAATTGCATTACTACGACATATTTCCACGTTCCGGTGGTTACGCCGAACGGCACGCCAAGAACAGACGTAAGAAATACGAATACGCTGGATTTGATGTAAATATTATCAAGGATTACACAAAATGACCGATCCTATTTATACCATAATTGTCACGTATGCAGAGTTGTTTCGTAAGGATATTAGCAATCCTTCTCAATACACGAAGACGCTAGGAAAAGTGAATAGAGGACACTTAGAACGTTTTGCAATGCAGTGTCGTAATTTTGATGTAGATCCTCTAGCAGCATTAAAGCTGGTAAAAACGTTCAACAAAGATTTGCAATTGTTTCCTAATCAGCTAACATCTAAGCTATTTTGGTCTAAGCACACGCAGGCAGTAAAGCGTGTGTTAGAAGCCAGCGCATTCTCTAAAACGCAAATATTTACCGTAGGTACAGATAACGAAACCAAGATTCGTACCATGATAAAGAATGACCGGGAAACAATTAAAGACTTGATGAACCGATTCGGGCTAGACGAAAGGCTTATTCTCAAACAATTTATTAACGAAGTTTCGCCGTATTACGTGGTGTGTTCTAGTATCGGCAGAAGCATGCTTAAAAATGGAGATATTAGCAAAGATATGCTAATTACATTTGTTAAAGCACACCGTGAAATTCGTGCATTGGGCGGCTACAAGAAATTCCGCTTCGCGGAGTCTGTTGCATGATTCCAGTAGAATATGCATTTGATGAAACTATTCAATTGCAGATACTTGCTATGCTGGTGCGGTATCCGCAATTCATTTCCACGCATCCAGAAGTTGTACGACCAGAGTATTTTACTAATCCAACTCACCAGTTAATTGCCGAAGCCTACATTGCCAAGCAAGACGGAACGTATTATCTGGAACCAGACGGCTTACTGCATCTTGTTCTGACATACGATAACGATAACAAAAAGCACAAATCTAAAATAAAAAAATGTATTCGGTCTATCTATACCAAGTCAATATCTGACAAGCTGATTGCAGAAGAAACTATTCGATTTGCAAAACATCACGCCCTTATCAAGTACATTTTTGATGCTGCTCAAAATCTACCGGAGCTTAGTAAGACAAATAACTTTCCCAAACTTCAAGACGATTTGCGCAAGGCATTGGAAGTAGGCGAAAATATTAAAAATGACGGATTGGATGTGTTCGACAAAGAGCCGCATCTTGTCTTAGATACGATAAGCACCGGACGTATTCCAACTGGATACAAGATTTTAGACGGGCTACTAGAGGGCGGTCTTGGAGTTGGCGAGCTAGGTGCTATTGCCGCACCGCCGTCTACCGGAAAGTCTATTGCTGTTCAAGATATGGCAATATCAGCACTAGTCAGGCGTAAGAACACTACAGTAGTTATCATAACATTGGAAATGTCTGAGTTTAAATACTTTAGGCGTATGTATAGTCGAATAACCGGACTATGTAAGGATGAAGTAAACAAACGAATCAATGATATTCCGCGCATGCTCAAATATTTTCAGAAAAAGACAGGCGGCAAGATCATTGTAAAGCAATTTGGTCGGGCAAAAGTTAGAGATATTGAAGCCTACATATTGCGGCTGCGTGGAAAGGGTGTTAATCCAGATATAGTATTTGTAGATTATGCGGATTTGCTATATCCATCATTTCATCACAAAGATCCGTGGATAAACATTGACACTATTTATAAAGAGCTTCGTGAAGTTGCCATTGAATTAGGTATTCCGATCTGGACGCCCACACAAGGAAACCGTGCGTCATATAACAAAGAAATTTTTGATATTAACGACTTGGCTGCATCGTTCGGAAAAGCTATGACTGTTGATGTTATGGTGGCATTGTGCAGAACCAAGGAAGAACGCGCATCGGACGAAGCTCGTTTTTTCTTGGCAAAAAACAGAGATAACGAAGATAAAGTACAAATTAAGGTAGCGATGGATTTCAAAACGTATCGTATCAGGGAGTTATTCAGGATATGAATGCGAAAGCTGCTTTATCACAGTATCCGCATCGTGAGGCATCTGGCGATGAAGTGCGCATAAACTGTCCTTTTTGCAAAGACAAAGTAGGTAAGCATGATACTGGATTTCATTTATATGCTAATACTAGTAAACAACGCTGGATATGTTTTCGTTGTGGTTCTTCTGGCGGTTTGCGCTATTTGCTAAAACGTCTTAATGTGGAAGTATCTGACGAGCCTGTTTGGGATAACGGAGTTAATATAAAGGAGATTTTGATGGATTTCATGTACCACGAAGACCAAAAGCAGCCTATTACCAAGCCTATTGATTATCCGCGTTGGGCAGTGCGCATTCGGCGTAATGACGAAGCCTACAAATATTTGATAAAGCGCAAATTTACAGTAACAGATATTATTCATTACAGATTGCGCCGCACGGACGACAGCATTTTTATTCCATTCTATGAAAACAACATGTTTGTGTATTGGCAAACTCGCGGTATCTTTTCAGATAAAAAACTTAATCCGCCTAATTCAGACAAAATACTTGGCAAATCTAATTATTTGTTTGGACACGATTTGTCTGTAAAAGCCGACACGATTATAATTGTGGAAGGATGGGCGGATGCGATTACGGTTGGTCCCGGCGCAGTTTCCATTCAAGGTAAAATTCTAAGCGATATTCAGGCGTACAAACTATCCAAAATGGGTGCAAAACGGTTTGTATTTTTTCCAGATTTTGACGACAAGACAAGCGAAACTACTATTGATTCTGCTAACAAACTACGCAAATATGTGGATGTTCCGGTTGGTTTTGTAGACATGTATGGTAAAGAAACACGCGATCCGAATGATATTGGCAGGGAAAAATGCTGGCAGTATATTAACAACAATACGGTTACTCTTGATGGTAAGCAGTTCATTCCATTGGACTTTAGTATTATTTGACAATTTCTAATTAGTATGCTATTCTATTAGCATAAAATATCTCTCTAACATAGGAGGAACGTATGAACCTGTCTGACCTTCCGAAAGATGCAACTGTCACGATTACGGTTGCCGACCTGATTAAGCTCGTAGGTAATTCGGCAGAAGAAGTGCCTTGCGAGAAGTGTGAAAAGCCGGTTGAAAAGCCCAAGACTGAGAAGCCAAAGGAAAAGGCTGAGAAGCCCAAGGAAGAACCTAAGGCTGAAAAGACCAAGGAAAAGGCTGAGAAGCCCAAGGCAGATAAGCCTAAGGCCAAGGCAGAGAAGTCCAAGGAAGAGCCTAAAGATGATGATGATGACCTGTCCGGTGATTGGGATGACGATGACGATGCAGCGGACGGTGAGAAAAAGGAAGGCGATGACTTTGATTGGGATTCTTGGGAAGATGAATCAGAGGACGAAGACTGATCGAACAGGGGGTCGTTAATCGGCCCCTTTATTTACTTTAATGGAGTTATCTATGAAACCGTTTGACGATTTTATTGTTCCTACTGCGTGCATGACTGAAAAAGACTATTTGAATCGTCCTACTGAAGTTATGGACATTATAGAATATTACTATGGCAATCGCTATATGATTGCTAACTTTGTAAAACCAGATTCAATTTTTGAGATTGGTGTAAATGCTGGATATTCCGGTTATGCTTTTAAACTGGCTTGTCCGCATGCTACATATACTGGAGTTGATTTGAATCAAGGTACAGATGGCGGTACGGTTGGTTTTGTTGAAAACGCCAAGCGTATTATTCCAGATGGTAGATTTTTCATTGGAGACAGCCACGATCTGTTAGATAGCTCCAAATGGGCGACTAATTTCAGCCCAGATATTAGCGAATTTATGCACCAACATTATGATTTGGTCAATGTAGATGGTGATCATTCAGCCGAAGGTGCCTATCAGGATCTTCTGGTAGCTGTTCATTTGGTCAGTCAATCTGGCTATATATTGATTGATGATTTGACTAATTTACCGTCTACAGTAGGCGAAGGTGTACTTCAGGCAGCACATGAAGGTATCATTAGCGGCGGGTTACTGCTTCAGGATATGGGTGGGCAGTTGTTAATTCCGCCTGATTGCTGGCATGTTTCAGATGAAAGAAAAGTAAATATTCTGTTTATAAAAATGCTTAAACGGTTCATGGAGCGGCGAGACTGGACATTATACCCGCATCATCTTGGCTTGAAGCATTGGTGATATGTTGCTATATACCGAAATACAAGATAGGTACGATTGTTTTGGCATTTTGTATGACGACGAAAGCGGAGATTGCGCAAACTGCTCCGTTTCTGACCAGTGCCGAAAGGTCTTTGAAGGGTATCTAAAGGGAAAACGCTACACGAAGATACCAAAAAAGAGTCTTGCCAAGTCCAAGCTAGAAATGCCGTACCAGTTTATTTGCGGAATACCGTTTTCTCAGATAAAAAAGCTGGCTGAATTGAGAAACTTGACAGTAGTATTTGGAAAGGACTGGACAACAATATTTTACAGTGACTACGCCATTATCGCAACTAATAACACATCGTGGTACGCATGGTTTCCTAAAGCCAACTACGAAAATGGACGCAGACGTACTCTTAAAATATCAGACATAAAGGAGTTGGACGATCATGTGCGCTACTACATCAGACAAATCGAAAAACATAAGGCGACATTTCAGGAGAACACTAACAGTCCTAGTAGGAAAAAGACTATGCGAAGGCGTAACCTGTTCAAAGACTAAAATTAGTGCGGCTATCTATAATTCCAACGATATGAAGATGGCCGAAAAATCTGTTTTGGATACCATTGTTCTTTTTAGTGAATCAAAGATGTCAGTCGCGCAACTGATGGATATTATCAAGTATTACGCCGAATACGCAGCTAACCACAGGGATGTTCGTGTGGTGCTTCTTCATAATTATGATTTTGGAAGTGTTCCTATCGACACGCCTAATTTTGCTTGTAATAAGATTTCCATGAACGAGTTGCCACAATATTTGCCATTTCCAAGGTGGTAGAATGCTCCATCATACGGATTGTGAGCTTTGCGGTCTGTATGCAGACTGCAAAACATACTGCATTAGGGGTAAAGGATCTAAATCTGCTAATATTTTGTTAGTAGGTGAAGCTCCCGGCTATCATGAAGATGCAGAAGGTGTACCGTTTGTCGGAAAATCAGGAGAATTGCTAGATGGTATGCTTGATTTGGTTAAGTTAAAAGGTCAAGTTTACATAACCAATGCTGTGAAGTGCCGTCCTAAAGATAATGCCAAGCCTAGCCAAAAGCAGATTGCGTATTGCCATAAATTCCTTGCAAGAGAAATAGCCAAATTAAAGCCTAAAGTGATTGTAACACTTGGTGACGTTCCACTACGGGCTGTTCTAAACAGAGTTGGTGTAAGTAGATTGCGTGGAACCGTCCAAACAGTAATAGTTGGCAGTGAGTCCTACAAAGTCATTCCGACATTTCATCCAGCGTTTGCTCTGCGCATGCCGTCTAAAGCTGAATGCATTATTTCGGATCTTTACAAAGCTAAAAGTATATTAACAGACAATGATACGTTTGAATCTCCAGAAATCATTCCGGTATCTGACGACATTGTTGATTCCGTTCTTCAGGAAATTAGCGCATGGAAAAAGCATTTTGTGTCCGCTGTTGACGTTGAGGGAACAGGAAAAAATCCGTTTCAAAAAAACTACAAACTTGTTTCGTATGCGTTTACTGGCAAGGGTAATAAAGTATATTTTGTTCCTGCCGATCATCCAGAGAATACTTCATATATTAGCAAAAAGAATTATATTGCAATACTAAAAAAACTCTTTTTGAACGATAATATTTATTTGTGCTTTCATAATGGCTACTATGATGTCAATGCAGTCCGAGTAACCACAGGAATTCGGGCAGTCAATTACGCGCATGATACAATACTTGCACATCATTTAGTTGACGAAAATGCAGCGCATGATTTGGATACTCTAGGCAAATATTATCTTCCATTTGCTCCAGAGCATAAAGCTGTTATGAAGCAGCGCATGAAAGAAGAGAAAGGTGATATGTCCAGAGTCGATCTGGATACACTATGTGAATATAACTCAAGGGATGCATTTAACACACTAAAACTTCTTGAGATATTTTTACCAAAAATAGATTCAGAAAATATGAGTTGGGCGTATGAAGTCGTGATGATGCGTGGTATTAACGTATTGTCAGATATTGGATTTAATGGAATTGCTATTGATCCAGAAGCAGTAAAGAAAGCGGATAAGATTTACGAAGAATTGATTGCTGATATTACTAGAAAAATCAATGGGCGTCCTCAAGTCAAACAAGCAATTAAAATATGGGCAGAAAAAAAGATGGCAAAAGCCGCAAAGCCCAAGTCAGTTCAACATTATTATGAATCGTTTAATCCTGCATCGTCTGTTCAGATTAGCATATTGCTGTATGACGTTTTAAAGATGCCCGTGTTGGAAGTATCTAAAAACACTAAAAATCCAAGTACGGGCAAGCGAGTATTGGCTACATTTGCCAGAAAAAATAAACTGTGCGCATCGCTGCTGGAGCACAGAAAATTACAAAAAGCATATTCTGGATATGTCAAGCCAGCTATTCCTAAATGGATGGATACGTTTGACGGCAGGAGTCATTCGTCGTACACATTACATGTGGCTAGAACAGGAAGACCTTCAAGCAAAAATCCTAATCATGCTAATATTCCGCGCAAGAAAACCAATGCGGATATTAAAAACTTCTTTGTTGCCAAGCCGGGGTATAAGTTTGTTCAGGCTGACTTTTCGCAAATGGAGCTACGAGTATTAGCATGTTATAGCAAAGAACCTAAATTGATTGCAGCATATAATAGCGGCGCGGACATTCATCGAGAATTTGCATCTTATTTCTACAAAGTGCCTATTGAAAATGTTACTGATGAAATGCGCCAAATTGCAAAGGGCGCACATTTTGGTGTGCTGTACGGTATGGGCGCACCCGCGCTGGCAGAACGGGCTGGTTGCTCTGTTCGTGAAGCCGAAAGAATTATCAACGCGCTTTTTACGCGGTATCCGTACGTCAAACGCTGGATTTCGCAAACGGTTGCCTATGCCAGAACACATTGTGAAGTTGTTTCGCTAATTGGACGTAAGCGTAGATTGCCAGACATTAAGAGTCCAGATGAAGGTATTCGTAACGAGTCTGAGCGTCAAGCTGTAAATACACCTATTCAGGGATTGGCAACGGATATGATGCTTTTGCAGCTATACAGAATCAATAAGTTCATACAAAAAGCTAATATACCCGCAAAGCCGCTAGTTACAGTATACGATTCTATCTTGTTTGAAGTGCGTGAAGATATTGTGCCTATATTTGCTAAAACAATGAAACGTATGATTGAAGATTTTTCTCCGTATCCGTTTGATTGGTTATGCGTTCCAATCGTAGCTGATTTTGAGATTGGTACTAGATGGGGTGCGCTTGACAAATACGAAATCATGTGATAATATTGCTATATTAGGAGTGACGATGACTAAAGATAAGCCAACCAGAGCAATGATTTTGAAGGTCCAGTATCGTAAGAGTGCAGAACAGCTTTTAGCCAAGCGTAATGCAACGTTTAAGTACACAAATGACGAGACGATTCAACCGATTAAAGTAATTTTTGCAAACAAGAAAACACGATTGTTTAGCGATTGGAAAGAAATATTTGAGTATTTTAGCTAATATTAGCAACTTTAAATAGGAGGCAGTATGTCTAGCATTCCAATTCTGGACGGTGATTTTGATCCTGAAAAGGAATTTAACAAAATCAAAGGCAAACTCAAGATTGATATTAGCAATCTTAACAGTCAAATGGCCGAACAGCCTGCAATGTTTGGTTATTACATTGTCAGATATAGATTGCTAAAATCATGGGCGGAACGACTTAAGGCGTCTCTTTCGTTGCTGGAAAACGATTTGATTGAGAAGGCAAGAGAACGCTACGATCAGATTAGCAAGAAATACACAGAAACGCAGCTTAGATCCGAAGCTCTAGCTTCAACTGATTATTTCAAGGCACACAAAGAATACCATGATGTTAATCGTAAGCTGGCTATTACAGAAGGTATTATCGAATCATTGAGAAGCCGCCACGAAATGCTTGTCAGTATCGGGTACAATCTTCGCTTTGAGCGCGAAGTGTCAGTAAAAGAATAGCCCGTTAAACTAATTTAAGGAGTATTTAGTATGTCTAACAACAATTACCAAGACGATTTGAGAGCATTGTATGATCGTTTGAAGTCCAAACTTGGCACATTGGAATGGCTAAAGCCTGCAAAGGGCAAGGAAATTACGTTTCGTGTATTGCCGTATAAGCGAAACGATAAAGGACATTTGGTGTTTTTGAAGCCGTTGGGCGGTCATTTTCTAGCTGAATCTGTTGGGCCGCGTTCATGCGCAAGACAGATGGCTGATGAACGTTGCCCTATTTGTGAATGGAAAGATCAGCACATGAATGACGAAGATGAGCGCAAGGTTGCTGTTGCAAGACGTTTGCGCGTGAACAGCACGTTTGTTGCAAATTGTCTGGAATACAAGGGCGATGGTCGTTATGATAGCTCGATCAAGCTCATTCGACTGTCTGAAGCCATTACCAAGGATATTTTGTCGTCTCTTGAAGTTGAAGGGTTTGAAAACATGTTCGATCCGATCAAGGGAAACAATATTACCATTATCGGTGAGTCCACAGGCAGCGACAAGATGAACGTTAGATACCGCGTCAAGATTTCTCCCAAGTCCATGCCGGTTTCAAAAACCAAGGAAGCGTATCAGGAGCTTCTAAAGAGTGTCAAGGATCTGGATAAGATTTTTGGCAAGATTCCAGATGAAGAAGAGCTTGAGGATGCCTTGAACGAAACGCTTCACGATAAGAAATTTGTGATGGACGCCTACGCCGATTATAAGGCGATGAAAGAAATTTGGGAACGCCGCCGTCAAGAAAAGAAAGAGGCGCGTTCCGGTCACAAAACGGACAATCCGTTTGAATAAACATGAGCAAAGATATTTTCGATCAATTGGGTAATGTGTTTGTCGAACAGGATGCGCCTACGGAGCGCATCCCGTTCGGCATCCTTCCATTGGATATTATTACAGGCGGTGGAATGCCGGTTGGCCGCGTGGCTGAAGTGTACGGTTGGGAATCTACCGGAAAAACCACACTTGTTCTTCAGCATTGTGCAAATGTTCAAAAGCATGGCGGTATTGTCATTTATTGCGATGCCGAATTTGCCATTGACGGAGCTTACGAAGAACGTTTAGGCAAATTGGGACTGTCAACCGAAAAAGACAAATTGCGCGTAGGACATCCAGACACAGTAGAAGAAATGTTTGAAGCCATTCGCAAATCGGCGGTCCATTTGCGGAAATCTTCAAAAGGGCCGGTTGTATATGTAATTGATTCTGTTGCTGCCGCACCGCCTAGAGCCGAATTGGAAGGTACGGCGCAGCTTGGACTTCAAGCCAAGGTGTTCAACACGGAGCTAAGAAAATCTATTGGTCTGATTTCTAAAAACGAAATTACGCTAATATGTATCAACCATCGGCGGGATAAGTTTGGCATTGCCTATGGCGACAAGACAACTACTCCCGGTGGTCAGGCGTTAAAATTCTATAGCTCTTTGCGGCTTCAGATCAGTATGTTGGGCAAGCTCAAAGGAAAGAACGTCAACGCATTTGGGTTCAAGTACAATCCAGACGATGCCGTTGGTTTCTTGGTAGAGATCCGTACAATTAAAAACAAGACGACTTCTCCGCTTAGAAACGCGCATTGTGCTTTCCTGTATGACGTTGGATTTCACGATGAAGTTTCCACGTTTGAAACTATGAGGCATTTGGATATTTGCAGGAGTAAAGACAAGCGTTGGGTGTTCAAAAACGTTGGTGAGTGCTCCAAAGGTGATGTAGTGCAATTCATTCGGGATAACAAAGAGGCTCTTTCAAACGAAATGCAGAAACGTTACTTTGAGTACGTTGGGTCGAACGCACCATTTCTTGATGAAGAGGAAGAGAACGAGTAGACAGTACAAGTATTTCCATACCGATGAATTATGGTGTGTGATAGATATTAACCACAACGTAGCCATGTTGGTAAGCTACGCCTTCATAACCAGAAAAAAATGTTTGGCTCTTTTTATGTTGAAATACGGAGAAAGAGGCTTAAAGCCTTGGAAGTATTGGTATAGGAGAGGCTACAGACTGGCAAAGATCAGGATTTATGGTGAGTATTGACTTATTTGATGACTTGTGCTAACATTGGTTTGTACTAAGCAAATGGGAGGCAAGTTATGCCGCGTGAAGTTTCCTTCAAAGTTGAAGAGTCCGTAAGTGTTGAGTACGGAATCACCGTTCAACTTCCGAACGGTGCTTTTTTGAAAGTTAAGGCCGCACGTAATAGCACCATGCGTCCGAAGGAGAAAACGGATGATGCGTACGCACGGTGTTGGTCTGATGCGATGAAACAGGTTAATAAGATTGTCAAAGAGTCTACAAAGCAATACGACACAGACGATGCAGATGTAGACAATCCAGAGCGGTTGCCATTCGATCTTGACAATGACTGGAAGTAACCATGATTGTTCTTGTAGATACAACTAACATTGCCTATCGAGCCAACGCCATGTTGCGTTTGTCTAGCGAATCTGGCGATGTTAGTGCAGTATATGGCACGTTGCTGTCCATTCGGCATGTGCTGAAAAAATTTGGGCCGTGCCGTTTGTACTGCTTTTGGGATGTCGGCAAAAGCTGGAGATCCCGTTACTATCCGCAGTACAAGGCAAATAGGGCAACCAAGTTTAGTGAAGAAGATAAGGCTGATATTTACAGGCAGATCAAGCTGATTCATCCACTATTAGCATCTTTAGGGGTTACGCAGCTATCAAAAGTAGGCTATGAGGCGGATGATTTGATAGCTTATTGTTGTCAAAATATGGACGGCAGCAAGATCATTGTGTCTGGAGACAGGGATCTGGTGCAGCTTGTAGATGATCAAACACATCTTTATTATCTGCCAAAGAAAGTGTTGGTAGATCGTAGTAACTGTAAAACAATCATGGGATTGGCTCCAAAACAATATTTGCATAAATGTATTCTCAAAGGCGATCCTTCAGATAACGTCAAAGGTATAGCCGGTGTTGGCGAAATTTTGGCTACAGAAATTGTTAAAACAGTTGGCACATCGAATTGGACTATCATTCAACAAAAACTAGAGCATTTACCACCTAAGTTACGAAAACATTTGGATAATCCAGAAGTGCCATCTATTATTAGCAGAAATACTAAACTCATGCGATTGGGCAAGGCCAATATCGGCATTCCAAGCCGTATGCTACGAAAGCCACCCATGAACAGAAGTAGATTTAGAGAATTGTGCGTGGAGCATCGGTTTGTGTCTCTGTTGGAAGATACGAATGGTTGGCTGGATTCTTTCTATCGGCTCCAATCGGAGTAGATGCTTTCGGGCATCGTGTTCTTTAAATAGGTGTGTGGTGAGGAATGAGCTACCCGCTCACCACATAATAACCTGTTGACATGCCGGGGGCGGGGTGGAAGCGGAGACAGTTACGCCCCGCTCCCGGCTATCCACTAATAAGAGGCATCCATGAAAATCGCATTGTTAGCTGATATACATCTAGGCCACCATGAGGAATTTAACGTTCAGAATTCCAGAATTACAAATATTCATTCGGCTGTAATAGACTGTCTGAATAATGCCAAAGAAAACGGCGCAAGTTTTGTGATTTTTGCCGGTGATTTTTTCGATAACGGCAAGTCTACAGATCCGCTAACTCTTCATTTAGCTTATGATATTATCAAATATTGTGCCGAAACATTCAAATATACATGGTTTATTTGCGGCAATCACGATATGAGTAAGAGATTTGGCATGACAATTATTAGCACGCTTTGTAGAAGCCACAAAAATACGTTTTGTGTTGATAGTGGCTCTTCAGAGCGTGTTGATAATCTAAAAACTGCGGCATTTGATCGCATTGTATTGTCTTCATGGGACGCAAATCCTATCGAGCATGTTGATAGATATAAGCGAACGCTGTTTGTTGGTCATTTGCCTGTATCTGGTGCCATGCACATGAATCAAGTCATGTACGGTATTGACAAAGATGTTTTGTCTAGTAACTATGCTCGTTCGCTTCTTGGTCACTTTCACCAAAGGCAAGAGTTGGCGGGTAACGTTCACTATATTGGCACGCCTATTCAGCATAGCTTTGGTGAAGTTGGCAACGAAACTGGCTATGTTATGATTGATGCAAACAATGATACATGGAAATACGTTGATCCATACTCTAATAGTCCTGATACGCGCATGCCTAGATTTCACAAAGTTTCAGCAGAAAATTTCGGCACGTTGGTACTTGACAATAATGGCGATTGTATACCAGAAGTTGATTATTTTTGGGTTGTTTGCGCGAACGACACGGAGCGACAGATTTTTTACGACACCCTTCAGAGAAGTAACGCCGCCCTTCGACTGCACGTAGCATCCCGTATTCGGGTAACGGTTGAGCAACGGTCAGTACGTGTAGTTAAGAATGATGCAGTTGGAGGGGAGAGGGCTTCTCTAGTGCATAAGATGGGCAAGTATTTGCAAAAAGAAGCTGCTGGAAAATATCCTATGAAATTTCGTAAAGCTGCCTATGTGCAATACCGAGAGGATAATAATGGCTAATATTGAAATTATTTCTGTGCAGCTTAACAATTTTCTTAGCTACAAGTCCTGCACGATAAACTTTAAAAACGGTATCGTTCCGATCATAGGAAGCACCGACAACAATCCGCTTCGATCAAATGGTGCGGGTAAGTCGGCTATTGCCGAAGCTATTTATTGGTGCATATACGGCAAACCATTACGCAAAATTACGGTGGATGAATTAGTAAACGCTGAAGAAGCTAAAGATTGCTTCGTTCGACTATCTATAAAGAACGTAGACGATGGTAGATTGGCATACATCACACGACATAGAAAGCATGTAGAATTTGGTAACTCTTTTGTGATGGCTGTTTCTTATGTCGATGGTGGCTATTCAGAGCATAAGACACAGGAAGATATAAATGCGTTTATTGGAATGGATGACGTTATGTTTGCTAATAGCGTCATGTTTGGCAGATCCGATAAGTTGATGTTGTTTAGCAGGATGTCTGATAGCGAAAAAAAGGACTTTATTCGTCGTGTTTGCCCACAATTAAAGAAATTAGACGAACAGAACGAATATTATAGAAAGCAAGTTGCAAATATTAAACAGCGCGGTATTGAATTAGATCGTGACATAGCCGCAGTAGAAGGACGTATAAAAGTACGCAAGGATATGATAGCTCGTTTGCACGACATGTTGACCAGACAGAAAAACGCGCTTGCTACGGCTAAAAATATGGTTGTAGTTGGAAACGAAACGGAAGTGCATGCGGAATTGGAAGCAGTACAAGCCAAAATTAAAAAGCTCAAAGACTACGGAGAGAGTAAAAAATTTAAAGAATTTATTGATTTAAGCGATAAATACGAACGAGAAATAGGTGAGTTGCAGGCTAAATCCATTCGACTTAATTCAGAAGTTGCTACACATAACGCAAATATTAAAAAATCTAGATCCGCAATCAAATGTCCTGCGTGCAATCGGCCATTCGATAATGCTTCAGAGCTACAAGAGTTTGCTGCCGCAGAAGAAACCAAGTGCGTTGAGATTAGGCAGCATATTGAAGTGTGCAAGGCTGCATTAAACGAGCTTCGCAAAAATCATTTGGACATATCAGAAAATATTAGAAAGCACAAAGAAGCCGTGCAGGATGCGACATCTACTGAATTGCAGTTGGTAAAGAAATTGCAAACATTTGTTGATGCTAATAACAATAGGAAGCACGCTATTTCCGCTGCTATGGCTGCAATAGAGACGACTAAGGCCACGCTTGATGAAGCTGAGTATGCTTTGTCTGATGACGAGGACATTGCTAGCGTGTGCATGGACGACTCGAAAGAATTAAAAGACAAACTAGCTATTGCGTCCATACTTGAGCATGCAACGTCTTCAGTTGGATTGCAGTCCTACATTGCCGATTCTTTCTTAGCAGACATAGAATTTTATGCTAACAAGTTTCTTCATGGTATGTCGGACAGCCTGAAGCTGTCTATCGTATCCGGTAAATCGCTTGAAAAGAATAGCCGGGAAGGTAGAATCAATATTACTGTTGATAATCCTGATGGTGGTCTGACGTATGGCAGTACGTCATCTGGAGAATCCGCACGAATAGAATTTGCTATTATGTTTGGTGTAGTTGCCGCTATTCAACAATGGTGCGGTTCCACGATGAAATTCATGTTTCTGGATGAATCGTTTGATGCGGCTGTTGACGATGCGGGTGCCAAAGCTGTTGTCGAAATGTTGAAAACGCATATACTTCCTTGGAAAGAAAAGATTTACATTACTAGCCACCGTTCCGACATAAAGGATTTGTTTGACGAAGCATTGATGGTTAATAAATGCGGAAATTCTTCAGGAGCTTACTATGTTTAAAACAGAATACGAAAAGATGGTTAAACAGTCTGAAGAAATACACAAACAGGTTATGGATAACATTCAATGTTTGTGTTCTGAAGTTTGCAAAGATTGTGAATGCGAAATTGTGGAGAGTGATAAAAATGAGCATGAAATTCAAACCAAGTCTGATAATTAACGAAGGCGGCAGGATGTATACCATCCTGCTAGAATCTGAAAAAGATACTTCAGAATGCATAGTTATGCTGCTTTTTCTTAAACAGGACGCAAATCCGCTGGCTTACAGTAAATCCATGCGCGGATTATTCGTGCTGGACGTTCCAGAAGAAATCATTGCCTGTACTATTTTGATAACAGAAGACATGCCGGTTAAAATTATTACAGGACGTTTCATCGAAATGGCCGAATTGCGAAACAGACGGTTATTTGGCATTGATATGGCTGAAAGCACGCAGTTTATAACAACGTTTACAGACGAAGAGTGGAAGGATATGACGGATGAGTAAATTCAAGCTAATTCACGGCGATTGTTTGGAAAAAACAAATACTCTAATATCTGCTAATATGTTGGTGGATTCTGTAGTTACAGATCCACCATACGGCTTGAAATTCATGGGCAAGGATTGGGATCACGGCATTCCCTGTAAACATTTTTGGGAAGTCATTATGCAAGCGTGCAAACCGGGAGCGCATCTACTGGCCTTTGGTGGTACACGAACATTCCATCGCCTGACATGTGCCATCGAAGACGCGGGTTGGGAAATTAGGGATTGCATCATGTGGACGTACGGGCAAGGGTTTCCAAAATCGCATAACGTAGGAAACGGCTTCGGCACCGCGCTCAAACCGGCATGGGAACCCATCATCCTTGCCCGTAAGCCGTTGGACGGCACCGTAGCCGCCAACGTGCAGCAGTATGGCACTGGCGCGTTGAAT